TAATGGAAGTATTACAAAAAATAGATAGACCATTTATTAATATTGTTTGGAATACTAGTTTGAAATCAAAGAATAATCCCATTGGTGAGTATTTAAAGAATGTGGCAAGTCTACATCAATATAAAAATTTAACCTTTAAAGATTCAGAAGTTGAAAAAATGAAAAAAGCTAGTGGAAGTAAACATGAAGTAATGATAAAAGAAAAACTAGGTGAAGATTTTGAAATAACTGCCGACCTTATCTTGAAATGGGGTCAAGGATATAGTGATTTCGAATACATGAAACTAGAAAAATATTATAATGATATGATGCAATCATATGAAATTGAAACACCTCAACATAAAACAGATTTAGAAAAACTAGCTAAATTAAATATCAAAATGGATAGATTAATTGAAGAAGATGATTTTGCAAATATCCAAAAATTAGGTGCGACAATTAGTAAAATTCAACAAGATGCAGGTTTCCGAGCAATTGATAGAAAAAGTGGTGCAGAAGCAACAGGTTTATTTAGTTTTTCTCAAGTATGGGCAAAAATTGAACAAGAAGGATTTGTCGAGCCAAAACAACATGACTATGATAAAGATGATATTGACTATATGTTAATGTATTATGTTCAATTTACACAAAGATTAGCAGGTAAAGAGGTTAGCGTAGAACCTAATCAGAATTGGCGAAATGAAGTGGTTGAAAGTGAGTAGTTACAAAAATTATTCGAAAAAAGATGAAGGTCGCAGAGAATATTTAAGAAGCGACTCTCAAAACTCTAATTCAGATAAGAGCAAAAAAGCAACTAGTATATCATCTTTTGAAAATGTAAAAGAAGATTTTACAAAAATGCTATCTCTGTTTAGAGAATATCCCGACTTATTTATAGATTACTTAAAAACAGAAGAAACTCGATTTGATTTAACACCATTTCAAAGAGTTTATTTGAGAGCATTTTTTAGAAATAAAAAAGTGGGAATTATTGCAAGTCGTGGTATTTCTAAGACATATATTGACGTAATGGCAAATTATTTAAAATGTATTATGTATCCTAGAACTCATATAGCAATAGCAATGCCAACAAAGGTTCAAAGTGCAAAAGTAACACAGGAAAAAATAACAGAATTATGGTTAGATTATCCATTATTAAAAAATGAAGTTAAAGAATTTAAGTTCCAAAAAGACTTCACTTCCGTAGTATTTTGGAATGGTGCAACGTTAGATACATTAACAGTTGGAGAATCAAGTCGTGGATTACGTGGAAATGGTCTTGTAATTGAAGAGTTAGTAGATGAAAAGATTGATAGAGATACTATTAATGAAGTAATTCTTCCTATTTTAGCACAACCACGAATGACAAGACATGGTGCAGACCCAAATGAGCATAGTAAAACACAAGCTTACATAACTACTGCTTCTCACAGACAATCATATTGTTTTGAGAAAACTATGGAGTTGTTTAATGAGATGGTTGATGGAAAACCAACTATTCTATTAGGAACTTCATATGAAATGGGTACTAGATTTGGAACACTAGATGAAAATGATGTTATTGAAAAATTAGACTCTCCAACATACAGTCCATTGAGTTTCGACAGAGAATATCGTTCAATATTTACAGGTTCGTCAGAGCGTTCATTGGTGTCATTAGATGACTTAAATAAGTGCAGAATTCTAACAAAGCCCGAACTAAAAGCAAGTAAATCTAATAAAGATGCAATCTACGTATTGTCCTATGACGTAGCAAGGGCAGAAGGTAAACAAACTGCACAATCATCTTTAAGTGTCATCAAGGGTGTGCCTAGAGGTGATGGAAGTTATCAGAAATTCTTAGTGGCAATATACAATATGGAAGGAACACATTTTACTGAACAAGCAATCTTCTTGAAGAAAAAGGTTGTTGAATATAATGCTAATATGTTAGTACTTGACCATAATGGTATCGGTAGAGCAGTAACAGATATTTTAGTGACTGAGTGTGATGAAAATCCACCATATAGCGTTATTAATGATGATAGATACGATAAATACAAAAAACCAAACAGTATTCCAATGTTATTCTTGGTTTCTTCCAATACAAAAGAAACAAAAAATAGTGATATCATCAATGTATTTATGTCCACTATTGCTAATCATGATGTAAAGCTATTAAAGTCTGAAACTAATGCAAGAGCATTTGTAAAAGGGAAAGATTCATCTGAATTAGCAAATCAATTAATTCCATTCATTCAAACTGATAGATTGATTGATGAAATAATGAATCTAGAATATGAACAAAGTGGAAATACAACAAAGGTCAAACAGATTTCTAGAGGTGTTGAAAAAGATAGATTTTCATCTTTTGCTTATGGTATTTACTATTTTTATATATTAGAGCAAAAAAGTAAACAACGCAGGAGAGAACAAAGTAATGACCTCTCTGCATTTGTTCGATTTACTGCACCAAAATCTATTTTTTGATTCAATCAATATTATATAAGGAGTGAGTAGTTTTGTCAACAGAACAAGAAGAAAAAACATTGCAAAAATTCGATTTCTTAAATGAGAATGGGGAACGTTTTTCTGCATTAAATAAAGAGACAGTGAATTTTGCTAATGTTGTTAACAAGATAATTGATAGGGCTTCATATCGTTCAAAGTCAAGATATCAAAAACATACTAAAGAAGATATCCGTAAATGGTTGGACAACCCTCAATCGTTTTCAGACAACCTAGTAATGTTATCTAATCATTACTATAATTCAAGTTCTCAATATACTAGATTAATCAATTATATGGTTAATCTATTAAGTTGGGCTTATACAATTGATGTAGTAAATATCTCTCATAAAGACATGAAATCTAAAAAAGATAAGATTGAAAAGGATTACTTTGAAGTATGTTCAATGGTAGAAAATATGAATATATCTCATGAAATGAAAAAGGTATTACATACTGCTTTTAGAGAAGATGTATTTTTTGGAGTGGAGCATGAAACAAAAACTTCATACTACATTCAAAAGCTACCATCTAAATTTTGCTTTATCTACGGTATTGAAGATGGCTCTTTTACATTTGCATTTGATTTCTCATATTTTGATACAAATGATGTAATCAATACTTATGATGAAGAATTTCAACGAAAATATAAAAAATATCAAGCAAACAAAAAAGAATACAGATATCAATTAATAGATTCTAGTCGTTCTATTTGTATTAAAGTTAATGAAGAATTAGACTATATTTTGCCACCATTCTCTTCTACATTTGATAGTGCTTATGACATTGATTTGTACAAGCGTAGTCGTGATAACAAAGAGAAGCTAGGAAACTATAAAATTTTAACTCAAAAAATTCCTGTTCGTGAAGATTCTGATTTAAATAATGACTTCATCATTGACATTGATACTGCTATGATGTTTCATAATCAAATCGTAAAAAGTTTACCTCAAGAGATTGGATTGTTAACATCTCCAATGGAGTTACAGGAGTTTAATTTTAAAGGTGATGCAGGTGATATTGATAATGTATCGAAAGTACAAAGAGATTTTTGGGAATCGGCAGGTGTTTCACAAACATTATTCAATGCCAATGCTAATTCATCAATGTCTATGGGACTAGCTATTAAAACAGATGAGCAAGTAGTATTTGGGGTTGCAACACAAATCGAAAGATGGCTAAATCGTAAAATCAAAAAGAGATTTAAAAACTTTAGAATCAATATTCTAGAGGTTACTAGATACAATGAAACAGAGGTAATTGATAATCTAGTTAAAACAGGAAGTGTTGGTATGCCTGTTAAAACTGCTATTGCCAGTGTATTAGGCATGAGTCCTTCAACTTTCTTAACTACCGCAGTATTGGAAAATGAAATTTTAAATTTAGATGATTTATTGAAACCATTAGTGACATCACAACAGATGACCGCATTGGACAAACAAGAACAAGCAGGTAGACCTACTAGTGGAAAACCATTGACCGATGAAGGGCAAAAAACTAGGGAACAAAATAAAAATAAAGAAAATAAATAGATAATAGTGTACAAAATAAAGGAGATTTTACTATATTATATGAAACACCAAATCTCCTTTATTTGCAAAAATAAGGAAAGGGGGATAAATTTTGAATAAAAATATCAAAATAGAATCTAATTTTTCAAATGTTGTAAGAATGAACCCACAGTTTTCTCAAGCTAGAGTTCGTGTCTTATATACAGGAGATAATAGAAATGGCTCTCATTTTGAGAAAGCCAATGTCGAAAAAGCTATTTCAAGTATTTTCAATATTCCAATTGTGGGAGAATTTAAAGAAGATACTCAAGATTTTGGTGGTCATGGTGGCAAAATTGAAATCACAGAAGATTCATATAAATTCATCCAAACTACCAAGCCAATAGGTGTTGTTCCCGAAAGTGCAACATTTCATTGGGAACAAGTAGAACAAAAAAATGGTGCTATGAGAGATTATCTCTACATTGAGCCTGTATATCTGTGGCATAGTCGTTATCAAGAAGAAGTGGATAAACTTTTAGAAGATGGAAGTAGTCAATCAATGGAGATTGAAGTAAATGACTATGAAATGATGGATAATGGCATGTATAATATTACAGATTTTAATTTTAGTGCCTTGTGTGTACTTGGACAATCTACCGAACCTTGTTTCGAAGATAGTAGATTTTTAGGGTACTCTCTCAATAAAGAAGAATTTTCACTTCAATTTTCAACAATGTTGAAGGAGTTAAAAGCTTCTATGGAAGTAGGTGAAACAATGAAAATCTGTGAGAAATGTGGTAAAGAATTTGATGGTGAAGTTTGTGGTTGTGAGGTTGAACCTGTTGTAGTAGATGAGCCAATCGTAGTTGAACCTGTGATTGAGGATGAGCCTGTAATTGATGAGCCTAAAGTAGAAGATGAGCCAGTTGTGGTTGATGAGCCTGTGGTTGTTGACGAACCAATTGTTGAACCAATTGATGAGCCTATCGTAGATGAGCCAGTTGTCGAAGAACCTGTGGTTGACTATCAAACATTATATGAAACTCTTAAATCTGACTATGAAGCATTAGAGGTTAAATACAACGCTTTAGAAACTTTCAAAGCGACAACTTTAAAAACACAACATGAAGCAAATGTAGTATCACTATTAGAAAAAGATGAGTTCTCTATGTTGGAACAAGAAGATATTTCTGAAATCGTAGAAAAACAACATGATTTCTCTTTAGAAGAAATTGAAAATAAATTCTACTCTATTTTAGGTAAAAAAGTAGCACAATCTCAATCTTTCTCTAAAAACAAGAAAAAAGATACTACTGTTCAAGTTAAGTTTAGCAAAACAGAAGATAAATCTTCTGCAAAAATTTATGATAGTTTATTTGAATAATAATAACAATCGAAAGGTGGAAATAAACAATGGCAATCGTAAGACGAGACAAAGTAAAAAGTGGCTATAATGGAAATTTAATTTCTTTAACTCATACTGCACAAATGACAAACGGTTTATTTATGGCGGTTAGTGGTTTAGTAGCAGGAGAGCGTGAATTATATCAAGTAAAAACTGCGGGATTAGATATTACTGCGGATAAATTTTGGTTCGTAAATGCACCCGAAGTAATGTATGATGAGAGATTATCTCGTTTAAAAGACTTCGTTATTCCTGCTAACCAACCTGCAAGAGCATATGAAATCCAAGTATCAGATATCTTAACTTTAACTTCTGACTTATTCAGTGGTACAGTTGCAGTTGGCGATACTTTAGAAGTAGATGCTACTAACAACAAATTAAAGAAAAATGTAACTCCAACAGGTAAATTACAGTTCAAAGTTATCGGTCAAGATGCTTTAGGTGGAACTGCTAATGATTCATATGTTGTAGAATGTATCAAGGCTTAATTCTATTAAGCTATTTATTTAACAATTTCACAAATACAATAAATAATTAAGGAGTGAATTACGCAATGAAGAATGAAATCGTAGCATTAGCTTTAGATTTACATAAAGGCTCTCTTGGAAAATACTCTAAAGAGGATGCAGAACAAAAATTAAGAGAAGCGTTCATTAAAATTGCAGGAAATGAAGAAGGTAAAGTTGATTACCGTACTTTCCGTAAAAACAAAATCGAAATCTTTGAAATCTTAGAAGAAGTATTAGATATCCAAATCAAAGAAGGTATTGAAAACCAATTCCAAGAGTTTACAGAAATTAAAGACTTAGCTTGGGGAGATACTAATGAATTCCAAATCCCTAACAAAGACTTATTCCAAATCTCTGTTGTTGCAGATGGTACAGGAAATATCCGTAGACAACGTACAAAAGACTATACAACTTTAAGCCTTCCTGTTAAAACTTACGCAGTGAAAATCTATGAAGATTTCCACCGTTTCTTAGCAGGTCGTATTAATTGGTCAGAAATGATTTCTCGTATTGCTAAATCTTTTGAAGTTAAGTTAAAAAATGATATTTACAACTTAATCTACAACGCTTACAATACTTTATCTGCACCTTATCAATACAGTGGTTCTTTAACAGTTGATAGTTTACTAGATATGGCTTTACATGTTGAAGCTAAGAGTGGACAAGATGTAATTATCATGGGTACTAAAAAAGCATTATCTAAAGTTACTCCTGCTCAAGTTTCTGATAACATGAAAGACAAATTTAATAACACAGGTTACTATGGTGTAGTTAGTGGAGTTGAAATGTTTGAAGTTAAACAATCACACGCTATCGGTACTGATACTTTTGTTATTAATGATAACTTCTTCTTAATCGTACCAAAAGATTCTGATAAATTTGTTAAACTTGTAAACGAAGGACATGCTTTAATTCGTGAGTATGACGAAAACAAATCTGCGGATATGACTATGGAGTATGAATTCATCAAAAAATTCGGTCTTGGTATCTTAGCAGGTACTTCAACTTTCGGTTTATACCGTTTTAGCTAATATTTAAACTAAAGGACAGGCTCACTGCTTGTCCTTTTTATTTTGTATATTAATCTAGTGTAAAAGGGGATATAAAAATGGAAAAAGATTTAAAAACTCTTACAAAAAAACAATTAATTGAGGTTCTAGTAAAAGAATACGGTCATGAAGAAAAAGATATTAAAACTTTAACAAATGGCAAATTAATTGATTTAATTAAACAAGAACAAGAAGATATGAAAGAAGCAGAAAAGCCACAAGCTATCTCAAAACCAAAGCAAACTAAACTTGATAAAGAATATCAAGTATTAGTTATGAATGGTACTTATGGTCAACTACAATATATTTCAGATGTTAATGGTAGCACTTGGAAATTCACAGAATATGGTCAAACAGATGAAATGAATTTTGGTGAAATCCAATCAATGCTAAATCGTCAACCTACTTTTATTAAAGATGGTTGGTTAGTAATATTAGATGACCAAGTTATTCAAGAATTAAGATTACAAGAATATTACAAACATATTTATTCAGAACAAGAACTTGATGATATTTTTGCAGAAGCTAATATTGAAAAGATTCGTGAAATTATCAAAGGTGGTAATTTAGGAATTAAAACAATGTTTGCACAATATTCTATGAATCGTTATAAAGAAGGGAAATTACACGACTTCCGTATCATTCGTCTTGTGCAAGAAGAACTAAATTTAATCTTAGATTCAGAATCAATTTAAGGGTGGTGTAATGAATGTCAACACCTTATTCAGAAGTTTATGATAGATTTTTATCAAAAATTAATAGTTATTTTTATTCAACCTTAACACTTTCTGAATTAGAGGATGAGTTGTACGACTATTTAGTAGTTGCAATCGAAAATTTTGACGAATGTGATAAATTAGTTGATAATAACGATTTTCTAAAACAATTCAACCAAACTTTGAATATAAGAGAGAAAGATATTTTAGCTACATTGATGGCTATTGAATATTTAACTCCTAAAATATTAACAGATGAATTAATCATACATGCTTTAACAGATAAAGATATTCGTATGACTAGCCAAGCAAATCATTTAGATGCTTTACAACGAACAAAAAGTATATTAGTTCGAGAAGCTAATCAAAAAATTAATAAGTATAAATTAGATAAAGGTCTAGATGGTTTCAATGATAAATAGAGCAGATAAAATGTTTATAGATTATTGTGATGGGCTAGTTCACAAAATATATAAAATATTACCTTTATTTGAAGAAGGAAATCATGGATTGATTAGTAATCTACAATCTTTAACTTTATTTGAAGTTAAAGGATTAAAACTTGTCATTGAAGATATGGATTGTTCTCATGAATACATTGAATTATTGGCAACACTTGAGCAACTGCTATTAGATATTGATTTCGGACAAATAGAACAACCAATCGTTAAGAGAGAAATCTTTAAGTGTATTGGTTTAGTGAAAAAGATTCAATCCTCATCAAGAGAGTTGGTTGAATAATGGGCTATTTTGAAAAATATCGTAATAGAGCAGGAAAAAGTATTGGAGATAGAATGAGAGAACACACAGAAAATAAAGTACAATCACAATTGGTGAATAGTCCGAACTATAAGCAGGTTCTAATAGGTGGAACTTGGCATGATGTTAGACTTGTACAAGGTATTCGTGTTGGTTCTCTAGAAATTCTTTTTGCCCCACATCAAGATGTTCCTATTGGTTCAATTGTTGAATTTGATGGCGAAACTTGGTTGATAACTGAAATATCACATCAAATTACAATTGTTAAAAAAGGTGTAATGTACAAATGCAATAATACACTTCAATGGAAAAAAGCTAATATACCATATTCATTACCTGCATACATAACTCAATATTACACTCTAGGAGTGTATGATATTGAGGCTAAAACAGGCATTGATTATGATACCGCAAAAGGCGGTTTATTTGCTTATGTTCAAAATAATGCTATCTCTAAAACTATTATTTTAGGAGATAAGTTTTCGATTAATGGACAAGCATTTGAGGTTGTTGGAATTGATAATATTTCACACATTGTTAATAATGTAGGATATATAAAATTAACAATCATGAGAACAATCAATGATGGAACAACCATTGTAGACAACACAAATAATAAAGTTACGAATGGTGGTGGATTGTGGTGAAAATGGAACATTTATCTCAAAATCTAGTTCAAGTATTGACAACAATAGTGTCAAATAACAGAGAATTAGCAGAGTATTTAATAGACAGTGCAGACAATCCATTAACTGATGGAACAGATGTTGTCCAAACAGTTCTTAATAATGATTATAATAAATTAATCATGAAATATGTTAAACCCTTCCCATTCGATGATATAACTGAAACATTACAGTCAGAGATTAGGGTATTTTTCCATCATGGTGAAATGGAGACAAAATCAGTTATTTCAAACAACATTCTTATTTTTGATATTCTAGTTCCTAAAGTTTATTGGTTAATCAATGATGGTCAACCAAAAATTAGAGCATATGAAATCATGAGAAACATCATTAATAAATTTGATGATAAGAGTGTTGGCACAATCGGTCAATTAAATTTTACAACTTTTGCTCACTTGATGGTAAATGATAAAATTAGTGGTGTAAGGTTGTTTGCAGAAATGACCATGATGAAAGTATGAACAAATTCGATTTGGACTTAAAATTATTAGCAGGTTTACCATTAGAGGTTGAAGATATAATTATAGAACCAAAAAAACTAAGAGAAATCATTGGTATGAATTATTCGGTTTACAATAAACATATTGGATTCTTAACAATAACTCATACAGATTTATATAGCAAAGAAACTCTAGAAGAATATCAAGAGTTGAAAAAAGTTACTATCTTTGATGTGTTAGTATTTTTAGCAGGAGAAGAGTTAAAACAAGAGTTTATCAACTCTTTGCATTATTTCTTAGGAACATATAAGCATGAGATTGATAGTGAAAGTGGTATTCTTATTTTAGAAAAAGGTAAGAAAGACTATTACTTTCTCAACAGTTCTCGATTCGCTAGAATCGTTGATTATATAAAGTTTCAGAATTGTATAGAAGAACCTAAAGAAAAAATTGAAGAACAACCTGTTGATGAAAAAACACGAAAAATATTAGAGAAACTTCAAAAAGGTAAACAAGAAGCTACTAAATTGCAAAGCAAGAACAATACTGAATCTAATATTGATTTTTATTCTATCATTAGTGCAGTAAGTACAAAATCTCATGGAATCAATAAGTTAAATATATGGGATTTAACAATTTATCAATTATATGATGAATATAAGAGATTATCTTTAATTGACAATTATGAAACTTCAATTCAAGCCATAATGAATGGTGCAGATATGAAAGGTGAAAAACTTCCTCATTGGTCTGAAAGAATTGAAGATTAAAAAATACAAATACAATAAATAATAGGAGTGAATTAATCATGGCATTACAATATGGTGCAAAAGAAGTTTGTGACGTAACGTTCATTGATTTAACAACAAATAAACCTGTTCTTTATATTGATACATTAAAAGTATCTTCTTTAGAGAACAAAGCCGACCAAGCAGTAGCTAGAGGCGGTAAAGGTAATCCAAAACGCTTAATTTGGGATTTCAACCGAGAAGCAACTGTAAAAATCTCTAACGCATTAATGTCTTTAAAATCTTTATCTTTATCGGCAGGTACTTCAATTACAACAGGTGCACAAAACGTTTTCAAACGTGAGTTATTAACTGTTGCTACAAACAAAGTAAATACAACTGATACTCCTGTTGCAGGTTCAGTTACAGTTCTTAACTCTACTGATGGTTCTGAATTAACAGGTGTTACAGTAAGTGGAAATCAAGTAACTTTAACAGGTCAAACAGATGGTACTTTAGTAGAAGTATTCTATACTACTAACAAAGCTACTACTTCTACATTCTCTATTAAGTCTAATGCTTTCCCATCTTATTACAAAATTATCGGTGATACAGTTATTCGTAACGCTAACACTGGTGTTGACGAGGCTTTCCAAATGGTAATCTATAAAGCTAAAGTTTCTCCAAACTTTACAATGGACTTCAAAGCAGATGGCGACCCATCTCAATTTGATATGGACTTAGATGTATTCCCTAACGCTAGTAACGTAATGGTAGACTTCATTAAGTACTAAGATTGATTATATAAGAGATTAAGTGAAAATTCAAGAATTTTAGGAGAAAACTATTTCGATAGTTTTCTCCATCTTTTTTTAAGTTTAGTAATTTGATAAAATGCTCGTTTTATCAAATTCAACGATAGCCAAAAAACACATAGAAGAAAAGGGGAAATTAAGAATGGCAAAAACTAAAAATTTAACAGTTGCGAGTCTAAAAAAGGATGCAAAACCACTAGATAAGATGTATTCGGTTACAATCAACGATTATTCGTTAAAAATTTATGAAACCTTCTCACCTACTAAATTAGGTGCAGTTGTTAATGAATTTATGGATGATTTTCAAACAATGGGTGGCGGTAAAGAAATTATGAATGTATTTACTCCATATCTATACCTTATGCTAATCAAACATGTGACATCATTAGATGTTCCAAATGACATTGAGGGTAAAATTGAAACTATTGAACTCTTAACAGATTTAGGTATTTTTGCAGATATTTTAGAGGCAATGCCACAGTCTGAATTAGAAAAATTTGCAGATAAAATTAAAGAAGTATCTAATTCTATTAATGCAAATATGGATGTTTTGGAAGATGAAATTTCAGAATATGAATTTGAAAATGAGGAAGTTGAAAAACTATTAGAATAGATTGGTAGTGATAAAATGGCAGATTTTACTTCAATCAAAGCACTTGAGGACTATTTAAACACTTTTGTTCAAATAGCTTTAGTTGATAATGTGAAACCAAAAATTGCAGAGATTGTAGATAATCATGTTTGGTTAGATGTGTATCCTAGATATAATCCAAAAGATTATGATAGAAGATATGGTAGCACACCTTTATCTATTGGATATAAAGACAATTTGATTTCAGTTAATGATACAGGTGCAAAAGTAAATATGCCATATTTATCACATGATGGTGGATATGTACTAAACTTAAAAAAGGATGCACGAAATGAATTTTGGGGAACTGATATTGTTCCTATTATTGAATATGGTATTGGATATGATTGGAAGAAGTCAAAGATTTTTAAAATGCAACCATTCCCAAGACCATTTATTAAAAACGCAGTAGCAGAAATTAAAGATTATAATTTACATTTAAAAGCAATGAAAGAAGGATTATCACCGTTCGTGAAATCTTCTAGCATTACATATTAGAAATGAGTGGGTGAAATGAGTAAAAAACTAAAAGATATTACAGATGAAATGTGGAATGATGTTGATGAGTTTAATAAATATATTACAAATGAATTTCTTACACAACCACATATTTCAGACCAAACAAGAAAACAATATCGTTCTGCTTTGAGACAGTTTTTTTATTGGAATAAAGTTAATAATATGAACAAGCCAATATATGAATTAAAATTAAGAGATGGTTTAAAATATCAGACATATTTAAGTAGTTTAGGATTGAGTTCGAGTGCTATAAAATTTAAAAGGTCATCTGTAAGTAGTTTATGTGGATTTATTGAAATTTTTTATAATGATGAATATCCTTTGTTTAGAAGTATTTTTAATAAAAATATACCAAATCCTCCAAGTGTAAAAAAGAAAGAGGTAGTAGTTTTATCAAAAGAAGAGGTTGAAAAAATATCCAGTGTGCTAGAATCAAAAAAAGAGTGGCAAAAATTAGCATTATTTAAAACTCTTTACTCAACAGGTTGCAGGAGAGCAGAAGTAATTCAATTAAAAACTGAAATTATTAATTATCCAAAAAGCAAAAATAAAGATGGAGAAGAACAAAATTTCTATGTATCACATTTTGTTAGAGGTAAAGGTAGGTCAACAGAGGGCAAACCTATTAAACTATTAATAGGAGATGATGCAATGGAATCTATTAAAAAATGGTTGAAAGAACGAGATGACGACTGCGAATATATCTTTACGAGAAAAACTAAAGATGGACATGCTCAAATTAATGTAAATACAATAAATAATTGGGTAGATGAGTTTGGAGAAATAATTGGAAGAAAGATTCATCCACATAGTATAAGAAAATCTAGGTCAACACATATAGTTGTAGACGATGGATTAGATATTAAAGTCGCAAGTAAATTGTTAAACCATGCCGATTCTTCGACTACGGACAAGTTCTATGTAATTAGAGATGATGAAGATGAGTATGGAGATATTTTTTAATCAAAGAGAAAAAGGAGATTATTAACATGGAATTAAAATTACAGGCTAACTTAATAGAGTCATTTGGTACATTTTTAATTGAGGGAAAATTAGTAGGTAAGAAATCTCGATTACGTTCACGATTATTTACAAAGTTGGATGAGAGAGTAAAACAACTTAAATCAGAATATCAAGAATTAATTAGTGAATTTGCATTAAGAGATGATGATAATAATATTGTATCACATAAAGATGATGAAGGGCAAGACCATATTCATATCGAAAATATGGCAGAGTTTCAAAAAGAATTGAATGAACTATTAAATGAAATTATTTCATTTGAAGTTGATGAAGGATTAAAAACATTGTTAGAAGAGATTTTCTTAGATACAGAAAAAGAATTTGAAGGATTATCTGCGTTAGAGTATGATAAATGGTGTGAAGCTATTGAGGACATTAAATAACACACCATAAATAAAATATATTAGGTGGTGGAATAATGTCGCAAGATTTAAATATTATCGTTAAAGCAAAGGTCGATACAACAGACCTTAATAACCAATTGAATGATGCAACTAAAGATAAACAAATTGATATAAAGGCGAAATTATCAGAGGTTGATTTATCACAATTAGACAAACAATTAGAAAATTTTAAATTTAAGTTTACTACTGATAATATTACTAGTTTAGCTACTGCAATTAAGAAATTGTTAAAAGAGAATAAATTTGATTTAGACTTGAATGTTAAAAATATTCAAGCAATTCAAAATATTAAAAAACAAGTTTCTAATAGTGGATTACAAGGTAAATTAGGAAATGTTGATTTGGCAAATGGTTTTTCAGTTGAAGATATAAATATGGACAATCTTCAACAAAAAATGAGAAAAATCATGAAAGAGGTAGACCCTACATTCTTCAAAAAAGCTATCATCTCTAACATTACTAATTCCAATATTGATGGAGAATTAAAAAGTTTTGTTGTTCAAGGTGAAAATGCTAGTGGTGTTGTGAAGAAATTATTCTTCAATCTTCAACAATCAGAAGAAGGTATTAAGAATTTTGCTTTAACAAATATTAATACTCTTGACAAACAACAACAACAACTTAAAAAAGCAGAAGAATTAGCAGGTAAACTTGAGAGACAATTCAAGAAACTTAATGATAACATGGGTCTTAAAATGCTTGATAGAGCAAGAGACAATGGATTAACTGTTGACAAGGTTAATGAAATTGGCAATAAGAGACAAGATGTTCGTGACAAATATCAAGCAGGTCAAGACGAAATTTCTTTATATAACAAACGTCTACAATTAATGCAACTAATTAATAAAGAAACTAGAGATTTAAATCTTTCAGAAGAAAGACGATTAGATTATCAAAAACAAATCTACAATGTAATGCGTAACCAAAAATCTGAAAAAGATAAAATTTCTCAACTATCAAATATTAATAATGCAGTTAGTAATGAAATCAAAGCAGGAAAAGAACAAATTAATAATACACAAAAATTAGTAGAGTTAGAAACTAGAAGAAGTAATGTTGCAAAAACATTGACAGATTTAAGAAATAGTTATAACAAATCAGAATTTGGAAATGAAGAATATACTAAATTAAATAAAGAATTAGAATTACTTCAAAAGGTTACTAAATATTCTAAAGAAGCAGATATATCTTTGAAACAATTAGAATCACAGGTTAAAATAGTTCAAAACAGGCTAACAGGTGATGCTAATGTGCAAAAAAATCTTGGAGCAAAAAATGAATTAACATCTCTTTATAAACAATTAGAAGATTCAAAAAAATTGCAATATGCAACAGAAGAATTACAAAAACGATTTGATTTTTTAGGAGTAGCAATTAAAAGAGATTTAAGCACAAGTGATATTCAAAGATATCGTAAAGAACTTCAAGAGTTAACAAAAGATATTGAGAAGGCTATTAAGAGTGCAAGTGTTACAACTCCTGTGGCAAATAAAAACAATCAAGGGTTAGTTAATGCAGTAGATAATTATAAGAGTGATAACTCATTAGAAAAACATAAGGCAGACCTAGACCAAGTTACAAAATCTTTACTAGGTCAAAAAGCAGTTATCAAAGATATCATTGTTGAAGATAGACAGTTGGATGGAATTGTAACAAAATTCAATGCTTCCATACAAACAGGACAAAAAGATATTAAACAATATACTTATGAATTAAATCATCTAACACAAGAATTACGTGTTGTTCGTGAGCAACTAGTAAACAATCCAAATAAGAATCTAGGACTATTTGAACAACTTAAAATAGCAATGGAGCGAGTACCTGTTTGGATGATTTCTATGACCGCATTCTATGGAACTATCAATGCACTTCGTTCTGCAATGTCTACTATTGTTGAAATTGATGGTCAAGTTACACAGATGAAGCGTGTAATGGATGCAGATACTAACTTCACAGATATCATGAATACATCAATTGAGAGTGCAGAAAAGTTTGGGAAAACCATCACAGATGTAAATCAAGCCATGATTGAGTTTTCTAAACAAGGTTTCAAAGGTCAAGAATTAAAAGATATTGTTAATACTAGTATTCTAGCTTCTAACGTATCTGACATGTCAACCGCAGAAACATTAGAAACATTAACATCTGTAATGAACTCTTACAAAATTGAAGCAAAAGATACTATTGGTGTAATAGATAGTTTGAATCAAGTAGATAACGATTTCGCAACTAGTGTTAAAGATTTGTCATTAGGTTTAACTAAATCTAGTGCAGTAGCAAATAACTTCGGTAAAATTTTGTGCCGACCTATGAAGTGATTCATAGTGCAAAAGTTAGCCATATCGGGAAAACTCTAGAAGTAGACAATTCCGAGGAAAGACCATTAATCTTAAAATTGACAAAATTGACAAAAAATAATATAATAACATATGAAAAGAGGTGAGTCAAATGAGCAAAGAAAATGTTGAAGTTCAATGTCATTTATGTGGAAAATCAAAATTCGTAACACAATACAAATACAATTATAATATTTCCAAAGGTTCGAATTTTTTCTGTGATAAATATTGTTCAAATAAATGGAGAGCAATAGAATATAATAAGAATAGAACAGATAAAAGAAAAAATACAAACTGTATTTATTGTAATAAAGAAATTTTAAAGAAAGCAAAAACCACAAAATACTGTTCAACACAATGTAAAGGTGAGCATAAAAAAGAAATTAATAGAGTAGATGTTGAATGCAGTAATTGTAATAAGATATTTCAAAAAACAAAATTTCATGTAAATGATAGTAATAATTTTTGCACTAAAAAATGTTCATCTGAATGGAACTCTAAGCAATCAAAGAGAGTCGAAATGACTTGTATCATTTGTAATAAAAAATATCAAGTTCAAAATAACAGACAAGATATATCTAAAGCTTGTTCGATTAAATGTAATAATACATATAAAAGTACAATATGGTCTGTTGAGAATGTTGAATTTTTAAGACAAAACGGTGTAATATCAAGTCTAAATCAAAGCAAAGATGGAACATGGTGTGAGAATGTTATCGAAAATTATCTTAAATCATTAAACATAAAATTTGAACCACAAAAAAATATTGATGATAAATATATTGCAGATTTCTATATAGAAGATTTAAACTTAATAATAGAAGTCTATGGAGATTATTGGCATTCTAATCCATCAATATATGGAGAATCGGAAAATTTAAAACCACTCAATGACCACCAAAAGAAACAAGTTAAGAAAGATAATAAAAAGATTGGTTATTATAAATTTAAAAAATTCTCTTATTTAATATTGTGGGAAAATGATATAGGTAAAAATTTTGATAATATTAAAGAAATAATTATTAATAAGATTAATGGAATCCGTAACGACTATCGGAATATATGAGTAATTGTATATTCTTACGCTAACCCCTTCCTCCTGTCAATAGGAAGGTGAAGATAGAGTCTGACCACACATATAACAAATGAAGTGTGTGAGATAGGCAGAAATGACCTATCCCTCTCATAGATTGAGAGAGTAACAAAGTGACAGATTTAAATCATTTAATTGGCTACATTACTGCGGTGCAATCAAGTACAAGAGAAAGTGGTACAGTCGTTGGTAACTCAATGAAAACCATTTTATCACGTATCACAACGATTGAAGATGCAGGAAAATCTCTTAAAACTGTTGGTATAGATATTAAAGATATGACAGGTAGCGTTAGAAAAACAGATGATATTTTAGGAGATTTAGCAAAATCTTGGAATTTCTTAACAGATTCTCAAAAACAAAATATCGCAATCAACGTAGCAGGTCGCCAACATATTACTAGATTTTTAGCGTTAATGGATAACTGGAAAATTGTAACTGATGCTACCGCTACTTCTCAACATGCACAAGGTTCTGCAATGAGAGAAAATGCTAGATACATGGATAGCATGGAAGCAAAATTAAATTCATTAAAAACTTCATGGCAAGAACTTTCATTGGCAATGGGTAAAGCAGTAATGAATGATGCTTTCTTTGGTGTAACAAGTATCCTACAAGGAATGTCTCAAGGTGCTATTTTCTTAGTTAGTAAATTTGGTTTACTTCCTAGTGTAATTGGACTTGTAGCTATAAGTTTTATCTTATTAAATAAAAAATTACAAGAGTCTATACTTAGTACAGGAAGATATTCTTTAGCTATTGAAAATTTAAAAAGAGCAGAAAATGGTCTTGCTATTAATAACACTAGACTTGCAACATCAATAGAAACAAAAAATGTTGCTATGCGTGGTGTATATGCTACTGTTGGAAGAACTGAAATGGCTTTCAGAGGATTAGGTTCGGTAATTGCAGGAGCAGGTCGTTCTTTAATGGCTCTAGCACCCGAAATTGCAATTGTAACAGGTCTTGGTTGGGCAATTGAAAAATTAATTGGTGCTTTTGGTAAATGGTCGGAAGAAAAAGCTAAAGATGAAAGAGAAAACAAAGCATTATCAGAAGCATATCGTAGTCATGGCAAAGATATTAGTGATTTAATTAATCAATATGATGAATTAAACAGTCGAACAGGATTATCGTCAGAGAAAGAACAAGAGAAGTTAGATATTGCAAATAAATTATCTGCATTAATGCCTTCACTTGTAAAACATACAACTGATGATGGACAAGCACATTTATTTACTGTTGAGCAGATGAAAAAACAACTAGAATTAGCTAAACAAATTGCAGAAGTTGAAAGCAAGAAAAAAGCTAAACAAAAAGATTCTGACACAGGTGACGATATCAAAGCTTACAATACAAAAGCTAATCAACTAGAGGAAATGAAGAAAAAAGTTGAAGAACTTAAAGCAAACATTGAAAATCAACGAACTCTAGGAAATACTGAATTAGTTAATGCAGGAGAAATCGAGTTATTAGAGTGGGAAGCTAAACTAATGAAACTTGAGTCTGCTACTGCAAAAGCTAAAGATACAGTAAGCAATGATATTAGAGATTTAGTGAATAAAAGTGTTAAAGAATTAGGTAATTTTAAAGCACCAAAATCAATAGAAGAATCTATTAAAAACATGTTTACAGATGGTAAAGTAACAGGTCAAATGTTATCTGATTACAGAGGATTTGTATCTCAAATGACTACTGCCTCTCAAAAATTGCAAGATGCTTTAAACATGAAGATTAAAGGTGATGAAGGAACTGCCGAATTCAATAAGTCAATGAAGGATAGACAAACTGCTATTCGACAAGCAACTTCTGATTTAATGGGTCTACATGAAAGTTATGGAGTTTCTGTATCTGACATTTGGGCTTTAACTGATTCAGTTAAAAAACAAAATGATGAAGTAAAAAATACAGGAGATGGCATTGTCCACTATAACTCTAGTTTAGATGAGTTAGATACTATCACAACTACTACTTCTCAAAACATTGAATTGATAACAAATGCAATTGCAGAATATAATGCTACTCAAAAATTAAGCAAAAAGACAGTAGACGACATAATTCAACAATATCCTCAATTAGAAAAATATCAAAACAATGAGAAGCAATTGGTTAAAGAAATCACTAAATTACGTGATGGTGAAGCAGAGGCAGAAAGACGAGCATTTAACTTAAAATTAGCATATAATAATAATTATATCAAGAATTTAGCAAGTCTTTATGGTGTTGAAATAAATAATTGGAAAAATAAAGCACAAGCACAGTTACAAATTGAAAACTCATTAATTCAAGCATTAGGAACAAACTGGAATAAGTTTTTCAATGCGAACCAAGATAAGTTGACAGAGCAAGGTAGATATGCTATGAAACTTGCAAAAATTGGAGCAGAAGATGGTTCTAAGTCTGCACAAGGATTTATTGGTGGTATTAATGGTGTTTTAACAGGTCAATACAAACAGGCTTTAGACTTAGTTGACCAAATTCAATATACAACTGCTAACTTTATTAAACCTGCTACACAATCTTATGAGACTAAACCAACGAAAACTTCAAAACCTAAAAAATCAAGTTCATCATCTTCTGATAAAGACCCTACTAAGTTAAACCAAACTGCTAATCAAGTTGCAATTGACAGATTAAATTCTGAAATTGCAGTAATCGAAAAGAAGAATGAGTTACTTGATAAAGGGTCTAAAGCATATCGTGATAATCTACTTGTTATTATTGCTAAAGAAAAAGAATTACAGAAAAGATATACAACAGAACAAAATGACATTCAAAAGAAAATCAATTCTGATAATTCAAAAATCAAAAGTTTTGAAAAAGGTGGAGTATCTAAGAAGGAACTTGATTCATACAATAAATTAAAAAATGAAGTGGCAGACCTAACTAAAAAATTAGGAGAAGCTAAAGTAAATCTTCAAGATACTACAAATGACATTGCTAAAAATTATGCTTCTATCAATGAATCTTTAATAGCAGGAATTAACTCTTTACTTGATTCGACTGTTCAAAAATACAACAATATATCTGATATGTTATCAAAATTAGACAAAGATATTTCTGTTGCACAAGCTTATGACAAAGATGGTTCTTCAACATCAACAGTTATAGCAAAAGAACAAGAAAAGATTAAATTATTAAAGATACAACAAGGTTTGGTTGCTCAAGATATTGCAACATTACAAAAAAGTTTAAATTCTAATAAAAATAATAAAGTAATTACAGAACAAGTTAATGCATTATTAAAAGAAAAATTAGCATTACAAGATGATGTAAATGTTGCTCTTGCTCAAGAAAGAAAAAATTTAAATGATATTCGTAGCGATATTGCAGACAAAATTATTGAAGCAGAGAAAAAATATTATGAGCAAAAAAGAGATTCTGAATTAAAAGCAATTGATGATTCAATTGAAGCATATGAGAAAGAATACACTATTAAGATGAAAGGTTATGATGACCAACTTAAAGCTATTGACGATATCTATAATGCTCAATTGAAAAGTATTCGTGATACAAAAGATAAAGATGATTATAATCGTAATCTACAAAAATCACAAGATGAAGCACAAGCTATCCAAAATAAAATAAATGCTCTATCATTAGATGACTCTATGGAAGCAAAAGCTAAAAAAGAGGAACTTGCTAAACAATTAGCAGATAAGCAAATGGAAATAGAAGATATGGTAAGAGAACACAATTACCAACTTCAAGAAAATGCTATCAATGATAGTAAGGATGCAGATGAAAAAGCACTTCAAGGTAAAAAAGATGCTCTAGATAAAGAGAAAGATGAATTTGAACAATCACAAGACGATAAGCGTAAAGCAATTGAAAAAATGTATGATGACATTTTAAATAATGAATTATTTTGGAAACAAAAACATGATAATATTGTACAAGGTGCTTTAAGTGATGATATTAGTAAAATGCAAGAATTCGTCAAAGATGTTCAAGGTCATATGGAGAATCTTGGAACAGTTATTCAAAATAACTTAGTTGCTAATTTGACAGACGCTTTTAATCTATTAAAACAAATTAGTGATATTCCATTACCATCATTATCAGATTATACAGATAGTGACTACACTCACTCTCAAATTAAAGATAATGTTGTCTCTGCTAAAGACAGAGGTGGAACTATAAATAAATCGGCTTATGTTAGTTTGGATACAGGTGGTCATACAGGAAACTTTGATGGTGGTAAATTAGCACTTCTCCATGAAAAAGAGTTAGTCCTTAACAAAATGGATACTTCAAACATCTTGACAGTTGTTTCTATGGTTCGTGATTTATTTAGTGGTAAAGCAACTCAAAACAATAATCCTTCTTCTTCTGATAACAGACCAATACAAATTATCATTGATAAAATGTATGGAACACAGAAAGATATCGACAACACATTGGATTTAATGGAAAAAGGATTGAAGTCTAGAGGATTGGTTAAATAAAGAGATGGAGTATTCCATCTCTTTTATTATATTAAGAAAGGAGTAGATTATATGATTGAAAATTTAGATTTTTACTATGATGGTATATCATCTATTGATATGGGTTTAATCAATGTTCAAACTGATAGTGGATTATTTAAAGAACAATTACTACCAAACAGAAATATTGAAGAGGTCAAAATTCGTGGAAATGATAAGCCATATTTTCAAGATTTAACCTTTGAACCTTTAGAATTTAGTTTAACATTTGGTTTTTCAGAATCATTTGACACAGATAAACTGCGTTCAGTAGCGAGATGGTTAAATCAAGATTACTATAAGCCATTTTATTTTTCAGATAGAATAGATAGAATTTTTTATTGTATGCCAGTTGGTGAAACAATGTTAAACCATAATGGTTTAGGAGAAGGATATGTGACATTAAAAATGAGATGTGATGGAGCATATTCATATACCAATATGTTTGAAACTCCTACTTATAACTCAACATCTACAACAACATATACTGATATTGTTTTTGATAATATTGGAGATACAATTGTTTATCCTACTTTATTCATAGAAAAGGTAGGCACAGGAGATGTGGAAATTTTCAATACAACAACAGGAGAAACGATGCTAATTACAGGATTAGCAGATGGTGAAAATTTGGTAGTAGATTCAGAGAAAGAGTCTATTACAACAGATATTCCAATGACATACAGATATTCAAATTTTAACGACAATTATATATACCTAACAACAGGAACTAACAACCTAAGACTAAAAGGAGTATATAATCTATATATTAGATATTACTTTAAAATATTAGGTTAGGAGTGTTTAATTTGGCTTCTCACAGTAATTATAATCCAATTATAGTGCAACATAGAAGCGTAGCAATTGACATCACAGAAAATTTAGTTGTTCATAATAGTAAAGCAATTTTAACAGAAATTGCAGACAAATTTTATAAAGTTTCAGTCAATTTATTTACCGAAGTTGAGCAAATAGAACATGGTGTAACACCTACTTTATTATCCAATCAATTTTGGGTAGATTATCAAATGGGAGTAATTAATTTTCATTCATCTATTGCAGATGGAACAACTGTTACTGCTACCTATAAAGGTAGAGGGTTAGTTCAATATCCTGCACAACGTATTTATTATCAAGATGGAGACATAATTAAGAGTTTAACAGATATTATAAATCAGAGTAGTACAGGTGGTGGAAATGGAACTGTTACATGGGAAAGTATAACAGGGAAACCAACAACATTTTATACTCATCCATCAACCCATCCTGCAACAATGATTACAGAAGATTCAACCCATAGATGGACAACAGATGTAGAAAAATCGAATTGGAATGGTAAAGCTAATGCAAGTCATACTCATACAATTACAGATGTAACAGGATTGCAAAATGCATTGGATGGAAAAGCAAGTTCATCTCATGCACATACGTTGTCAAATATCACAGACATTGATTTGACAGGTAATACAGATGGATATGTATTGACTTACGAATTGGCAAGTGGAAAATTCAAACCAAAACAACCTGCTAGTGGTGGCGGTAGTAGTAGCACAGGTTCTACATCATATCTATTAGAATTGACTAGATGGAATGTTAAAAATGATGGAACAAGTGCTACAACAACATCTCAAGGAATTAATGATGCTATGGCTTGGGCAGTATCAAATGGATATACTGAAATCGTTTTGCCCAAAGGTACATATTTAATTGATGAAACAAAGCCAATTGAACCACAAAGCTATTTAACATTGAATTTAAATGGTTCTACGTTAAAAATAAGAGCAAATGGACTTCAAGGATATTCCGTTATTAGTTTTGATAAAAACCAAATTTATTCAAGAATTACCAATGGTATTATCTTGGGCGATAGAGACACACATGATTATTCTAGTGGCGGTACATTTGAAGGTGGGTATGGTATTCAAGTTGGAAGTTTTAATCCTCCTGCAAACGGTGGATGTAATACTAGATATATTATATTAGATAATCTAGACATCAATGGTTTTACAGGTGATTCAATTACCTTAAATAGTGATTTTGGTCAAATTTCACCTTTACCATCTACATTAGCAAGTTCATGGCAACAAGGAGATATTGATACAACCACAGGTGCATTAGTAAGTAGTACTAGTAAAATTCGTTCAACATTGAATATAAGTATGACACAATCTGCAATTGTTAAATATGGTTATTTTGGACTATATGGAGATGGATATGGTGCATTAGGTAGCGATATTGTATGTGATTACTATAATGTGTATTTTTATCGTGTTGATAACTCATTTATTTCAAGCGTTACATTGGTCAATTTCTTTGATGAGGTAGAAGTACCTAGTGGTTCATCATATGCAAAAGTAGTACTTCATCAATCAACTGTACCTGTTTCTGCAAACACTTCAATCAATGTTCGTGTCGCAACATTCCCACGCTTTGTTTATATTGAGAAGTGTAATATACACCATAATAGACGACAAGGGATAAGTGTTTGTGGAGCAAAAAATGTTTATATTCAAGATAATGAGATTCATCATATTGGTGGAACAACAAACTTGACAGGTACAGACCCAATGGGTGGTATTGATGTTGAAGATGGATATGACCTAAACCAATTCATACATATTGATAAAAACAATTTCCATGACAATGAGAAGTACAATATTATTGTTGTAAACGGAAAAGGTATTTATATTACTAATAATACATTATTAAAAATTAATAATCAAAATATGGTAAGTCTAGCAATCAATGGTGGAGTAGACCGTTCTGTTATTTCAAATAATATTATTCGTCATGGACAGGTCGGGATAGGTGGAGAATGTCAATTTGTAAATAATCATGTATACGGAACACAAGTAAACTTTACTTCTGTTTATGCTACTAGACCGATTAACGTTGTAGGGAATACATTCTACAACTGTAAGACAGTAATTGACACACCTTATGCTTATTTAAATACGATTTCTGATTGTCGTTTTATCAATGATTATGACAAGTTAAATTCAACATCAAACTATCAATGGACTATTGAATATAAAAATCAACCTCAACGTTTTTCAAACTGTACGTTTGAAGGTTCAGATGTTGCTTATTTCAGTTCTGTTCCAACTACTGCAACGAAACAAAACTGGATATTTGAAAATTGTTTATTTAAAGGAATTGCTTTACCGATGTTAGGTCGTATTGTCAATTGCGTTGGGGATGGAGCAAGTATCTTTTCCGCTTACTCATCAAGCACAGGAACGACAACCGATGTATTGGAATTAATCAATTGTAAATTCACAAGTACCGACTCGTTTAATACAGTTTTTACAGTAAGTGGATTAAAATCATTCCGCATGGAAAACTGTTACTTTGAGAAAACTTCGGGTTGGTTAATGAGTATACAAAATATCACCCAAGATGTTGTGATTAAAAACAATGTGTTCAGAGTTGTAAATGATGCGTTTGGTCGAACAATGTTAACATTTACTTCTGCTTTTACAGGTACAGACATTGTAGTTACAGGCAATTTCTTTACTTCTGTTAATCAAATGCAATCAATCGACAATCAAACGACAAACAACCCAAAATTCATTATCAAAGATAATGTAATGAAAAAAGCAAGTATCATTTTTAATGGAACTGAAACATTAAAGAACAATGCAATTGATGGAGTAATTGACCCATATTTTAATGTTACAACAGACCCTAGTTCATTAAAATATGTAAAAGGACAAGTATTGTATAATTCAAATCCTGCAAGTGGTGGATATTTAGGATGGGTATGTACAACTAGTGGTACTGCTAATAAATCTGCTTGGGCAGGAACAACATCTTACACAGTCAACACATTGGTAAATGCAAACGGTAAAGTATATAAATGTACGGTTGCAGGAACAAGTGGTTCAACTGCCCCATCGCATACAACAGGTACTGCAACTGATGGAACAGTTACTTGGCAATATATTGATGTGTTGGCAGTGTTTAAGCAATTTGGTTTAATTAATTAGTAATCAGTGAACAAATACAATAAATAATCAATATATAAAGTGAGAGATGTTATTCTCTCACTTTTATTTTTTTTATAACAAAGGGGGAAAGTAAATGGCATTAGATACACAATATGGGTCTTTGATTATTCAAAAGCGTGATGTTGCTATTGATATGGTTGAAGATTTAAAAATTATTAATCATAGATTAGTATTGACAGAGATTCCAAACTCCCTATATAAAGTAAATATTACAAATTATGTAGAGAAAGATTATAACGGATATAAACTCGGAACAAAATTAAATAATAATGAATTTGTTGTTGACTATGGGCTAGGAATTGTTATTTTTGCCGACACAGTATTAGATAATACATCTGTCCATGTTGTTTATAAAGGTATGGGATATATTCAATATCCTGCTTCTAGGATTTATTACCACAATGAACAACAAGATACAATTGATAATCTACAAGATATTATCAACGAAAGTATTCCTGCGGTTCAGACTGTTAATGATTTAACTGCTAAAATAACAGAAGGTAATACTTTAAAAACAAATTTAGAAAATGATATTGCTAGTGGTAATACTGTTAAGTCAAATCTAGACTCAAGCATTACTACTGCAAATTCTACAAAAACTGCATTAGATACTAGTAATACCAATGCAAATAATACTAAAATTAATTTAGACACTAGTAATAGTACCGCAGTTACAACAAAGACAAATTTAGATAATACTATTTCAACTGCCAATACTACTAAAACTAATTTAGACAATAGTATTAGTACAGGAAATACATTAAAAACAAATTTAGATACGTCTAATACAAATGCAACTAATACGAAAACAGGATTAGACACTAGTATTTCAAGTGCAAACACTAGTAAAACAAATCTTGATGGTAGTATTACAAGTGGAAACACTCTTAAAACAAACCTTGATACTAGTATAACAAATGCAACAAATATTAACAATACTTTAGGTGTAACAATTACAAATGGTCAAACAAAAATTGATACAATTGATAATTTTAAGCACTTAGGTACTTATGTCGGTGCAACCGCTTATGTACCTAGAAATATGGTGGAATATAATGGTAGTACATATGTTTGTATTTTAAATAGTACAGGCAATTTACCAACAAACACAACTTATTGGAAACTATTTGCTTCAAAAGGTACAGATGGAGCAGGTAATGTTTTAAGTGTCAATGGATATACAGGAACAGTTGTTTTAAATGCAGGTGATGTTGGAGCAATAAGTTCAACTATTCCTACTGTAAGTGGAGATTTAAATACCTATGTAACAACAGGTATGTATTATGTTCCTACAAGTACAACAAATGCACCAACTACTAGTGCATACAATTTAATAGTAATAAGCAATGGAACAAATGTTACTCAAATTGCACATTTACTAGGAACAAGTAACTATGGTGTTCAAACAAGAAGTAGTGCCAATAATGGTTCAACATGGAATAGTTGGGTAAGAGAAATAGTGGCATCAGATTTTACATCAACACCTTCAAGTAGCACGACAACTGGATTGACTCCAAACTGGGCATATCAATTAGGATTTTTTGATAGTTCATATACAATTTCAACCAATAATGGTGCGGTAGATTTAAACACAACGTATGCCAATACTGTATTTAGAAATCTAACAGGAACATTAACAAATGCACCTAGTGGAGTTACAACTAATGTATTGTTTATACAATATCGTTTAATTGGAACAACAGATTATATTCAACATTTATGGACAAATGAAGCAAATCCTAGATATTTTACAAGAGCGAAAACAGGGAATGTTTGGGGAAATTGGATGCAACAAAATGACTTTAACTCGCTTGCAAATAAGCCAACAACATTGAGTGGTTATGGTATCACAGATGCTCTAAGTACAAGTGGTGGAACAATTAGTGGTCTTTTAACACTATCAAGTACTTTGACCCTATCAAATACTAATATTTCATATACAGATGGAACAACTGGATTTAATGTTATGAGATTTAAGAATGGTAACTCTAATGGTCATGCAGTAGGTATTGGTGCAGGTGGTTCAACATTAATTGGTGGGGGAGAATCTGTTGCAACCGTTATGAATGATGCAACAAATGGTATTACAGATGCAACAAAAGAAACATTATATTTAACTTCTGATGATGATGTGCAAATATGGACAAATATACAAGCAGGTATCACTTCGGCAAAAAAGAGTTATTTTGATAAATTAGGTAATTTAGTTGTAAATAATACTATATCAGAAGGTGGAACATTATTATCTAGTAAATATCAACCTAAATATACAACAGGTACTTCCGCACCTTCGGTAACACCTACTTCCGTTGGATTAATTTATATTGATACAACAAATCAAAAAGCGTATATATCAACGGGTACAAGTGTCGTTTCTGATTGGGAACAACTAGACCAAGTGGATTGGACAAATATCTTAAATAAACCATCAACATTCACTCCTTCTGCTCATACACATGTTGTTGCAGATATTACAGATTTATCGACAAATTATTACAATAAAACACAAGTTGATGCGAAAGTTCCATCAAATAAGATTACTGTTAGTTCAACTCAACCATCATCACCTGCCCTAAATGATATATGGATACAGGTATAAAGGAGGTAATTAAAGATGACTATTTACCTCTCGATGAATGGAACAAGTGATTATCTTCAATTACCATCTATGACAATGAAAAAGTTTGTTATAGATGCGTATTGGGAGTTACCAATAACTGACTATCACATTCTCTTAGATACGAGAATAGGAGAAACAAACGGTTATATCTATGCAATGAAAGATGGTTCATTAATTACCGCAGGAGCAACCTTTTCTGTATCACCTACAATAGCATTTAATAGTAGACAAACAATCACATTTAATGCAGTTAATAATATTGATGGTAATGGCAATTTTACAGATAATCCAACTATATTCGCTAATAATACAGGTGGAGAAAACTACAAGGGTAAAATTTATAGTATCAAGTGTTATAACGCTAATAACGTTTTAATTGCTAATTATGATATGTCAACAGGCACAGTACAAGACCAAAGTGGCAACGGAAATCATGCAACATTAAACGGTGGAGCGTGGCTTGATTCAAATAGAATTGTTGTCGTATCTGACTCATTTAATCGAACTGCTAATGCTACAAGTTTAGGTTCAACTGATAGTGTATATGGTGGAACATCTAAAGCATGGCAAATTTCTCCATCAAGCGGTGGAACAGTATATGGAATTGACTCAAGTGGTCAAGCATATGCTTCAACTCCAAGTGGAACTAGAACAATTGCAACAGTAGATACAGGAGTTTCAGATGGACAAGTATCTTTAAGAATATCTACCTATGATTCTTCTAATAAACCAAAACTTGTTTTAAGAGCAACAGATGAAAACAATATGCTTTTATTAGGCACAACAGGAAATATGATTGAATTTTACTCATATCAAAATGGAACAATTGTAAGTTTTTGGGATTCTCCATCAACAACAGGAGAGACAATTGCAAATGGAGATATTTTATCTGTTAAGATGGAAGGTTCAACAATTAGTTTATATAAAAATGGAGTGTTGTTGACAAGTCCATTAACAGTAACATTCAATCAAACTGCTACAAAATTTGGTATTAATATGTACAATTATGGATTGGCTAGAGTTGATAATTTCATATTTGAAAAATTCCCATCTCCAAAATCATTTCAAGTTTGGAATGGAACTAGTCTTACAAACGTTTCATTATCATCTATTAAATCTTGGAATGGAACATCTTTTGTTCCTGTATTGGCAGTAAAGGTATGGGATGGAAATGCATGGGTAGATGTAATTGTCAATAGTAATTCAATTGGAAATCTAGATTATTGGATTAAGAGTCCATTCAAACTTCCAAATCTTGATACATTATAAAATAATAACAACTTCAAAGAGTAGCAGATTGCTACTCTTTTTAATTTTAATAGAAAAGGGGAATTTTAAATGAATGTAGGAACATCTAATTATAGAAAATTATATAGTGGACAACCATCAACATCTGCAACAACTTTATATACTGCACCTGCAAATACAACACCACAACCTTCACCATACGTAACTGCGGTCATTAAAGAAATTTGGTTGGTAAATACAACTTCAACTGCTCAAACAGTTACAATTGGAATTAATGGAACAAGTGCGGTGAATCAAATTATTCCTGCTCAAACGATTCAACCAAATACCGCAGTACCAATTTCTGATATTAACAAAGCATTAAGTGGGGGAGACACTATACAAGCACTTCAAAGTGTTGCAGGTGCGATTACAGTTCATATAGATGGAATTGAGGTGCAATAATATATGGCAATTAAATCGTTAAATGGTAACGATAGAATGATAGATTTAAGTGGGGGTGATATGCTCACTCCTAGTTATAAAAATGTTCTAGTGAATAATTATAACTCTAATATATTAGATATAAAGAATCAACTAGGATATTGGTATACACAAGGAACTATTACTAGAAGTGCAGTTAGTGTTATCAATAGTGCATTAGATACAAGTGGTAATGGTGGTAGAAAAGTTGTCAGATTAGACAATGGTTGGATAGTTCTTGGAGTATTAGATACTAGTGGATTAAAATATGTGCTATATTATAGCACAGATTTTGGAGCAACTTGGCAAGTATTTTGGACAGGTTCTTCGCAAACTAGTGTGCAATCTATATCTTTAGCAACTAATGGAACATATATTTATTTATTATTTTCATATAATAATGCAAATATTATGTGTGCAGTATTTAACCAATCAAAATCAGTAATTCAAGCACCAAATATTGAAACAGGGCAAACCGCATTAGGCGGAAGTTCAATGACATATAATCCTAGTGATAAAACCCTTCATTGTGCATGGGCGAGTATAAACAGTACCTATCCGAACTCATACAACATTCGTTATGCAAAAGGAACGATTGCAAATGATGGTAGTGTGACATGGGGTACGGTGACACAAGTAACAACTGCTAGTACGACAGGTTCGGATAGTAAAAATCCTTCTGTTGTAATGAGTGGCACAAATCCGTTGATTATCTATTCTTTTGGTACGAGTTCAAGTAGTAACCAACAAATCAAATGTTACAACGTAACGAATAGTACAACTACGAATGTTTATTCTGTGACTTCAACTGTGTATTTACAATTCTCCCCATCCGCAACAGTCGATGGTACAGGTGCGATTCATGTGGTGTGGTATGGTTACGATGCTACGGATACCGCAGTTTATAATGTTCGCTATAGCAAATCAACAGATGGCGGTGCAACTTGGTCTGCGATGACGAAGTTGACAAGTGGTAATACGTATCATCAAGCATACCCTAGTATCACTTATGACCAAAATAATAACATATATGTTTATTTTTCAGGTCGAGGTTCAAGTAATACGGATTCTTATAGAATTAGAAGTATTATATATAACGGTTCTTGGGGTTCTATAACAGACATTACATCTAACACAACAGGTCAAGCGAATATGGTTTATGTTTCCTTATGCGACAACATCCGTACATTCACATCACCGTTAGTCACATGGCAAGACAACGTATCACCATCCGTTAAATTTAGTGGTACATGGACAGACATAACTGCACAAGGTACAAAATCTTCAATAGTTGATAATAATACTTTATTTAATAAATTGTCAACTATGGCTAGTGATAGTTTAACAGAAACACAGAAAACTAGTTTAATGAATACATTGAATGGATATATTAATGGTGATATTCAAAATCAATGGGGATACTCTCCTACTTATGGCACAACAACAAATCCATCAAGAACTAATATAAATATCGTAGCAAGTGCAAATGATGTTTCAAAAGGCGGTCATAAAACATCTACTCGTCTGAAAGATGGTACATTAATTTCCATTTCAAAAAGTGGATTAAATATATTAATGTATAAGAGTACAGACAATGGTAATACATGGTCGTTATTAAAAACCATAACTGCTACAAGTAGTTTACAAGATGCTTCTGTGACAACAAATGGTAAGTATATTTATTTATTAAGGGCGGAACAGACTACTTCTGTTTTCTTAAATGCTTACGATGTAACTGGAACATTAATTGGTGGTGCAGGTAAAACGATTGATAGTTTGCAATCACAAATTAGTGAAATTACGATTACCTACAATCCATATGATAAAACACTTCATATGGTATCTATAACTAAGAACTCGACATATACAGGTTCTTGGAATCTTCGATATTCAAATGTTTCGGTTAATTCAATAGATGGTAGTTTAGGCACACCTTCTACTGTAACTCAACTTACAACCGATAATAGTGCAGGTGGTATAGATTGGTTCACTCCATGTATTATCATACGTAAAGATGGCACACCTTTTATTGTGGCAACTCAAAGTTATTACACAAGTGGCAATGGTAATGCTATTTGGGGTTATTATCTAAATGGTAGTTCATGGTTAAGGTATCAAATTAATAGTGGTGGTTGGGATGCTCGATATAGTTCACATGCAACAGTAGATTCAAGTGGAACAATTCACGTAGCATTTGCAGGTTATGATACAACGGATACAACATGGTCAAATATTCGATATACAAAATCAACAGATAATGGTGTCACATGGTCTGCAATGGTAAAACTAACAAGTGGGAATACTTATGGACAGTATAACCCTATTATTAAGACAGACCAAAATAATAATATATATATCTATTGGGAAGGTACAACTGCTTCAAGTAATGGTAAATATAATATTCGTTCGATTATTTATAATGGCTCTTCGTGGGGTTCAATTAATGAAATAACTACATCAACAACTGCCGATATACGTTATCCTAATTTTGTAGAAGGAATTGACACCTTTACATCACCGCCTGTTATATGGACAGACAATGTAAGTCCTTCTGTTAAATTTAATGGTTCGTGGACAGATAAACCAATTACAAATGAGGTATTATCCATTAGTGCAGTAAGTAATAAAGCATTAATAGATGGTGTAATTGCAAAAGGAATTGGCAAGCGATATGCTTCGGGTACAGTAACAAGTAGCAGTTCTACGCAAACATTTACTGCGGTAGATGGAGCAACTACGTATCTTAGACCATATGTAACAATAACAGGATTATCTTTTAAACCATCACGTATTGTGCTATTTGAAACACTAAATCCAACATTGGTTTTATATTCAGAAGATATGGATGGAAACTATGGGAAAACCGTTAAACATTCACTATTTTATAATCAAAATTCTAATTCAACATCATACACTTATAATTACAGAGGGGATGTTGCACCTGTTAGTGTAATAAACGGAAGTTTCACATTACCTGTATATCAGAGTAGTAGAGTTCATACATGGATAGCTTATGAATAAGAAAGGGGAAAAATAATGAATATCGGTAGAAGAATATATTTTGAATTATCGACAGGTAGTGTAATTTTAGATAAAGGTGAAATGCAAGGCTCAATCGTTCCCACAACGATTGAGCAAGACATTGAAAATTACATAGTCTTACAAGAAAGAGTAAGAGAATCATATGATTATATTGAATTGCCATATGGTCAATATGCTCAAGATTTTCTAGAGAATAATGGATATAGAATTAATCTTGAAACTAGAGATATGGAGTTTAGTTATCCAACAGGAGAACCAAATCAAGAGCCTGTATTTAGAACACCTTTATCAACACAAGTACAAGAATTACAAAACCAATTAAAAACCGCAGACCAAAAATATAAAGAACTAAATCTAGAAACTATTGATTTAGAAACTTTAAAAACTGCTAAAATTGGACAACTTGAAGAGAATTGTAATCAAGCTATTGTTGATGGATTCGATTACACTATCAACTCTGTATCATATAAGTTTTCTTGCTCTCTTGAAGCACAAGCAAACTTTCAAGGTGCAGATACATTGTTTAAAGATGGTTTAATTACGGAAGCAGAATGGACAGTTTTTAATAATGCAACTCAAAAAGTTGAGCGTGTTATGATTGAACAAACTACTTTTCCATCTATTAAACTACAAGTATTCCAACATATCAACTCTAATATTAGCAAATTACGAAACACTTTGCAACCACAAGTAGAATCTGCTACTACAAATCTTGAAGTAGACAGTATTGTGTGGTGATAAAATGAAAAAATACATTTGGAACTTATTAGTTGCACTAGACCAATTTTTTAATGCTTTATTTGGTGGCGATAGTGATGAAACAATTTCATCTAGAATGGGTAAACATGTTATAAAAAATGATTGTGTATTCTGTAATTTCATGTGTAAGTTTTTAAATTTATTTCAGAAAGACCATTGTATTAAATCTATTGAAAAAGATGAAGGCGAAAAAATAGAGTAGTGAACAAATACAATGAATAATGAATATATAAAGTGAGAGGAATGTTTTATTTCCTCTCACTTTTTTTTGTATATAAGGAAAAAGGGGGAAAATAAATGGCAATAAGTTTAAAACCGAAAAAAGTATCACTTCATTTAGCTAAACCGAATATGCAAATTATAACTAAATTGAGCGAAGCTTATAATATTAAATATGATGAAAAACTAACAGAATTAAGCGAATTATCTTTCTCTATTCCGTTTCGAGTGGATAATTACTTAGATATTACACCAAATGAAAATATACCATTAGTCAAAGAAAAATATTTAGTAAAGTTAACATATAATGGTAAAACTCAATGGTTTGAAATTGATGAGATTACAGATAGTGCAAATGATATAGATACCAAAGATGTGCATTGTTTCTTATTACCAAAACAATTATCAGATAAAAATATTCGTCTATATGATTCTGAAACATCTAAAAATGCAGACGATATTTTAGTAGAATTACTAGAAGAATCTGTATGGGGTGTAGGATATGTAGATAGTTTATATTCAGTAACAACATATCGAAATATTCAAATAGATTCTGCAACTCTATTAGATGCAATTATTCAAGTGGCAGAATCATTTAATGCTTTAATTGTTTGGGATACAGTTAATCGAACAGTTAATTTTTATCAACCTCAAAATATTGGAAGAGACACAGGTATGACATTTAGTTACAGAAAATATCTACAATCTCTTTCACAAGAAACTAAAATAGATGGTATGGTAACTAGATTAAAAGTGTATGGTAAAGATGGGTTGACAATTAATAGTGCTAATCCATTGGGAACTAATTTCATAGAAGATTTCAGTTATTTTATGTATCCATTCTCACAAGATGGAAGTGGCAATGTTTTAACACACTCTGATTATATGAGTGATGAATTATGTAAAGCTATTATTAATCATAACAAATTAATTTCAGATAATCAAACAAATTTTGCAACTTATACTGCAAATTTAAAAACATATCAAACAGATATGACAACTTTAAATAATCAGATGAGTGTATTAAAAAATGATTTGACGATTATTCAACAAGCATTAGATAGAGCAAATTCATTAGGAGATACTACAACTGCTAGTGCAAAAATAACAGAAAAAAATAATAAACAAACTGAAATTAATAACAAGCAAACTGAAATCAATAACAAACAAATACAGATTGATGGAGTTAATACACAGATTAATAATCTTAAAAACACTTTATCAATTGAATCAAACTTCACACCTCAATTAATAACTGAACGGAATTTATATATTATTGAGAAAGAAGCTACTGACGATAATATCACTAATGTTGATGATTTATATAAAATGGCTCAAGACAAGATTTTAGAAATGAAAACACCTGTTATTTCTGCCACTATCAATATTGTCAACTTTAAAGAGATGATTACAGAAAGTGATAATTGGGATAGATTAGAAATTGGTGACATAGTTCGAGCAAGACATGAAATTACAGGAATTGACATTAAGGCAAAAGTTATTGGAATCTCTTATGATTTTGAAGGTAAATCTATTAGTTTGACAATCTCTAATGTAAAGAAAACAACAAATAAAGGAGATATGTTGCTAGATTTATTATACAAAAGTGCCTCAACTAGTAATACTGTAAGTATGAATAAATTTAAATGGGATGTAGCAACAAATATACAAGATACAGTAGATGCTTGGTTTAATGACCAATTTGATGCTACAAAACAAACAATTACCGCAGGTATTAATAACTCTGTTGAAATTAGTGGGAAAGGTATTTTAATTAAAAATTCTGATTCTCCTTTAAATATGCTAATTGCTCAAAATGGTGTATTAGCACTGACTAATGATGGTGGCAATACATGGAAAACTGCAATTAAACCAACAGGAGTTGTAGCAGAGCAAATAGCAGGTAAATTAATTGTTGGTATTAACTTATCAATGGAAAATGAAAGTGGTAAATTTAAGTTTGACAAAAATGGAGTTACCATTGATGGTTCTAGTTTAACAGTTACAGGTGGAATTAAAGAATCTCAACTAGACCCTGCATTATCATTTATTAAAAGTGGAACAGATTATAATGGTGTTAAAATTGATTCTACTAATGGTATCGTAATTACCAAATCTAATAATAAGTCTAAAACAATTTTAAATGCAACAAATGGTATTTTAATTAGTAAATCATCTGATGGTACAAACTGGACAAATGTTTTTAGTGTTGATACAAATGGTGATTTAAATATCACAGGTAATATCACTATGAATGGTGGTAGTATTAATTGGGGTGCTATTACAAAACCAACCTATACTGCTAGTGATGTTGGTGCAGTAAGCAATTCTCAAACTGCGGTCTTTAATACTTTAACTAATAATGGTACTCTTGGTGGATTGTTCATGAGTGGTGGACAACTATATATCAATGCTAGTTATATCAATGCAGGTACTATTAGTGGAGATAAGATTAGTGGTGGAACTATTACAGGTACTATTATTAGTGGTGTTAATATTAACGGTTCTAATATTACATCTAAAACAGACGTTGCTACTAATTCTTATGTAGAGTTATATTATAATGAACTACGCTTTTGGAATAGTGGAACTTTGATGATGAGAATGTTTGCAAATAGTGGAAGCAGTAATTTTCAAATTGTCCCAACCAACAATATATCTGTGGCAGGTCAAGTTAATGCTTCTAGTTTTTCATGTTATAACGGTATATACGTTTCTTCGGGTAGTTCAACATTTTACGGTAATGTAACTGTAATGAGTGGTTATACGTTAGATGCACAAGCAATTACAATAGCAGGCTCATCTGTTGCAACTCAATCCTACGTAAATTCAAACTATATTGGTTCTTCATGGTTCAACTCACAAGGTTATGCAACTCAATCATGGGTGACATCACAAAATTATACACCACCATTTTATTATGG